CTTGTAGTTCTTCAGTTGATATCAGAGCAATCATAAAATCAGCTGTAGCAGGCAATCCAAACGATTCAGATGTGTCAGTTAGATCAACATCACTATTTGAGAACCCACTACGTGTTGTTTGTGTTGCTGATATAATAGGCAGATTAAACTCTACAGCCAATCCACGCATTTCTTCTGCGATAGCTTTCACAAGAGTATATGAGTTTACTGAACCTCCAGCTTTAACACGTGATGATGAACAGATATTAAGATAATCAATATAGATCACATCAGGCATAAAACCTTTTTTGAGTTTTAGTTCATTCAGTAAGTGTCTGAAATGACCCACATGAGCAGAAGCTGTAGGATATTCTTTGACGATTAATTTGCCAGAAGTTTTATTCTTTACTCGAGCAATCTTTTTTTCGTACATAGGGCGTGGAAGTTCTAATAAACTATCAACATCCACGTTCAATAAGTTAGTATCAATCCTCTGAGATATCATTTCCTCTGCCATCTCCATAGTGATATAGAGAACGTTTTTGCCACTCATTAAGTTATTAGCTGCGCAGTGACACATAAAGAGAGACTTACCCACGCCAGTGCCAGCAAGAACAATATTGAGCGTTTTCTTGGGCAATCCACCCTTAGTAATTGTGTTAAGATAATCCAAGTCAAATGGTATTCTTTCTTCTTTCTTATGGTAAAATTCATATCTTTCTTCAGCATTTTCTAAGAAGTCATGACCAACATTCGGATCAAAACTTACAGATAATGCATCTGATAATATTTCCGGAATTGCACCTTTATCTTTATCAGACTTGCCATCAATAATTCCGATAGAGTCCATGATAGCATTATACAAAGCCTTTTCTTGACACCACTTTTCTGTAGTGTCAGAAAGCCATTGAGTGTTTGGCTTTTCTTCTTGCACTAATGAAGATATCCGATGCTTTACATCAGAATACTGTTTGTCGCTTATGTTATCCTGAGAGTCAATCTCAATGATAAGAGCTTCCTTTGTAGGAAGCCCATTGTACTTATTCACATATGATCTAACCTGCTCAAATACAATCCTCTCATTTGCATCAGAAAAATATTCAGGTTTTATATAAGGTAATGTTTTCCTAGCATATGTTTCATCATATATTAAATTTTCAAGTATCAGGTTCTCTGTTGTCATCCGGTTGCTCATCCAAAGTTTTCTTTAAAATATCTATTAGTATATCACCCATTATATCCTTAGATGTATCTAAAGACAAATCAATTTTTTCTTTGTTTTCTAGCTCTATAGTATTGAATGATAGTGTTAGTGATCCATCTTCATTTTCTTGTTCAGCAAAACTTACTGTATCATATTGAAATACTAACCCTTTGAGCGGTCCATCTTCGACCACAACAGCCATATGAGATTCATGATATGTGTTGGGGTGATCCGGTATCATTTTATACTGTGTCAAGTTCTTCTTCCTCCACTACAATCTCTGGTTGGCCATACAGAAACTCTGTGCTGGCGGCGATTTCTAGTTGATGCATAATATCATCAGTAAAATATTCCTTGGGGTTTTCATTAATAGCCTTCCCAAATACTTTACGCCCATCAGGAAGTTCATACCTTGTAGACACTTTTTTGATGATTTCATATTTCTCCGCTAGATCCAACAGCCCATAATATCTGTCTAAACCTTTATCGAAAGAAAGCTTAACTTCGATTTTACTTTGTTCTTTTGTGAACCGAGACTTATGCATAGTAACTTTGATAATATTACCTACAACGTCTTTACCGTCTCTATCTTTTTTCTTTCCCAACATAGCAATAGAAGATGCAGCATATTTTAATCCTGAGCCTCCGCTGATTTCTTTCGTGGGAATATAAGCACCAATTACATCATATACATGATTTGTTACTAGTAATGGCACATTAGCTTTAGCAAGCTTTAGAGACAATACACGAAATGTACCACGCAATAATTGAGACTTTGTCATGTCACGTGCTTGCTTACCTGACTCCACATCCTCTAATTCTTTAGCTGAAGATAGCATACCAAGAGAATCTAGAACCATCATCATTGGTTGCTTTTCATCGCTATCGATATAGTTTGTCAATATGCGAGTAGCATTCGTACGAAATTCTTCAATTGATGAAGGCTCAGAAATAACTACACGTTTTGTGTCAATACCACGTGTTTCCATCATCGACTTAGTTACAGCAGCTTCAGTATCAAAATAAATAACGCCACCTGTAGGATTATCGTTAAGGAATTGTTTAAGAACCCCCAGAACAAAAAAAGTTTTTCCTGTTGCGGATTCTCCTGCGAACGCAGTAATTTTATTGTTTGGTACGCCTCCATATAAGGATCCACTAAGAGCAGCATTAAGAATATAGGAACCAGTATCAATTGTTTCAGAAAACTCACTACTGTTTCCACCATCCGATAATAAGTTCGTATTATCAATTCCCTTTGTAACATCTTTTAAAAAATCCATTCGCCCCTCCAAGTTTCTAATTTTCTATTCCATAAATTTGTGGCCATTGTTCTTCTGTATCCACTCTGTAAACTACAAACTTTGTGGCGTACACTAGGATTAAATAATATTAATCTATTTGGAATTGGTTCCACAAATACATCTTCTTCACCATCTTCACTTCCAATTTGCAATAGTCCTCCTTTTGGAGTTTCTGTATGGCCATATAGTACAGCGCCATAAATTGGATGTGCCATTTCTTCAGTTCTTTCATATAATTCTTCGTCTTTATCTGTATGCCACCCTAATGGACTTTCATTTGGTCCAATAGATTGATTGGTCCATGTTTCAATTCCATATGCTGATGTTTTAGTTTGTTCAATATATTTTTTCCATATTTCATATGAAATCTGATTAAACAAATTTTTTGGTTTTTTTCCGATTTCCCAAAATGCTTGATGTTTACTATCCCAAATATCCGGTCTTGAAAACAATTCCCATACTTGTTTCGGTAAAAAATTATCTATTATTTTCACGTAAATATACCTCCGTAAGTTTATCTCCAAACTCTTCTAGTTTTTTCAATCTATTTGGCCAATATATATAATCTTTTTCAGGGTTTTTCTTAAGATTATTGATTAGTGGCATGACCATATCATATAGAGTATTCGCCTTTTCGTTGGAATTGTCAACCTCTTTTTTGATTGTGGTGACAGATTCAAGCTCATCTTCGTCTACTGCAGTAAATCCAAAATCAAAATCAGCCATTGATTCTCTCCTGCAATTTAACTAGTTCATCTTTCACAGCTAGTTTTCTTTTCTTAAATGGAGTGATATACTTATCCGGAGCCTTTTCGGCATGCAAGGTTTCAATAGTGTCGTGTAATTTTTTGTGTTGCCTCTGAAGCGATTCGATTCTATCTTCTACCATTTTAATCTCCTTATGAAAAGAAATCCTCTAAGGTGCGTTCTTCTTCAGGTTTCCAGCCTATAGTGTCAAGAATAACTTTAAGAGGATCTAAGAATGTTTTAGTGAATTGTGTTTCGTAGTCTATATATTGTTCTAGATCGAATTGTTTCGGTAATGTGCTTACAACACTAACAACATTAGATCTAGCAGGATTGGGCGTCTTAAGATAACAAAACTTTATCTTTTCGCCATCTTTGATATTTTCGTATCTTTTACTTAGCTTATGTTCTCGCAATAAATGATTGAATACTAATGCTCCCCGCACATGAATAGGACATCCAGAAGGAATCTCGAGATCTTTACTCTTGATTACATATTTAGATAAATCTGAAATACCTCGAGGAAACGCTACATCTTCAAATGGAAGAGAATTAAATTTGGTTCGGAAAGATTCAATATATTCTTGTACTGTTTTCTCGTCTGAATTCATAATTAAATCTAAAGCTTTTTTGAGACTGTCTCGACAAACTGCAGGAGTTGAGGATTTTACAGTTTCAATACCCATCATCTTGAGTTTAGGTTTAGCATAACGCACACCCTCATTATCGTGCACATTCAAAATATATCGTTTCTTTGCAGTCCAGATACCCTTGTTAGCAATCGTTTCACGCTTCATAAACATTTTCTGTTCATATACATTCAACAAAGATGCCAGCTCTTCGTAACTCTTATCAATGAATGGCTCAAGCTTTGTTTCCGCTACCTT